GTCGGATCGGGCGCGGTCCCCGCGTATTTTTGCCTGTTGCTGTTTTGCACTTGTCTTGTCCGAAAGGGTCTGAATCGCCGTGACCAGCGCCGCCCCCTCCCCGCCGGCCCCCGCGGCCGGCATGATCCCTCTGGCCCAGGGGGCGGCGCTGGTCGAACTGAGCGATGAGCGCATCCGGCAGCTCGCCCGCATGGGCTACTGCCCGAAGCCGGTCAAAGGGATGATCCCGCTGGTCGGGCTCGTGAAGGGCGTGCTGCGGTTCTACCGCGACGAGGAGCGCACCCGCAGCAAGTCGGCGGCCGACGGCCGGGTACGGGACGCCCGGGCCCGCGAGATCGAGCTGCGGATCGCTAAGGAAGAGGGCGAGCTGGTGCCGGTCGCCGACGCGATCGGCGTCATGGACGAGTACGCAACGGCGGTCATCACCGCGATCAAGAACTTGCCGACCCGCTACAGCCGCAACATGGCTGACCGCGCCCGGCTTCAACCGCTCGTGGACGAGGTGCTGACCTTCGTTGCCGACAAGATGAAGGGGGCCGCCCAGGAGGTCCGCGACCTGCGCGGATAGCCGGCCGCCCCACCCCTCCCGTAGGCCGGCGCGCCCCGCGCCGGCCGGCCCTTGGCGCCCCGATGACAGACCGAGACCAGCCCGAGGCGCCCAAGTGGCAGACCTCGCGCAAGAACCTGCCCAGGCTCTACGCGCGCCTTGCGCTGTTCACGCAGCCGAGCGTCCGGCTCACGCCGGATGAATGGGGCGCGGCCAACCGGAAATACCCGGCCAGCGCCGGCCATCCCGGCCCGCGCAACCCGCACCTGACCCCCTACGGCATCCAGTTCGGGCGCGCGATCGCCGCGCGCCGCAAGCGCCGGGTCGTCGGCGTCTTCGCGGCGCAGAGCGGGAAGACCGAGACCTTGCTGGACGTGGTCGGGCACCGCCTCGATCAGGACCCGGCCCCGATCCTCTACGTCGGCCCCAACCGCCAGTTCCTGAACGAGCAGTTGGAGCCGCGCGTCATGGCGCTGCTCGACGAGGCCCCGACGCTGGAGCGAAAGGTCGCCCGCGGCAAGCGGATGACCAAGGCCCGCAAGGTGATCGCGGGCGTCCCCCTCCGTCTCGCGCACGCGGGATCTTCCACCGCCCTGAAGTCGGACCCGGCGTCGCTCGCCATCACCGACGAGGCCGACGAGCTGATGGCGAACGTGCGCGGCCAGGGCGACCCCTTCGGGCTGATCGACGCCCGCGGCGACACCTACGCCGACTTCGTCCACGCGATCGTCTCGACGCCCTCCACGGGGCCGAAGGAGGTCGAGCGGTGCCCGGTCTCGGGCCTCGACTTCTGGAGGGTGATGCCGGCCGACGACATCGGCTCGAAGGTCTGGCGCCTCTGGCAGTCCGGCACGCGCTATCACTGGACGTGGCGCTGCCCGGAATGCGGCGAGTGGTTCGTCCCGCGCTTCGACTGCCTCGGCTTCGAGGGCAAGGGCGACGAGACCCGCACGACGCCGGCCCGCGCCCGCGAGACGGCGCACATCGTCTGCCCCCGGAACGGCTGCATCCTGGACGAGGGCCACAAGGCCGAGATGAACGCGGCCGGCGTCTACGTGGCGCCGGGCCAGTGGATCGAGGCGGACGGCACCGTCAGCGGCGACCCGCCGGAGAGCGACACCGAGAGCTTCTGGGTCTCGGGCCTGTGCTCGCCCTTCCGCTCGATCGGAGACCGCGCCGCGGCCTACGTCGAGGCGGTCCAGTCGGGCGACACCTCGAACGTCCAGACCGTCGTCAACGCCGGCTTCGGCGAGTGCTACGCCGACGTGCCGCTGAACGCGCCGCGGATCGAGGCCGTCAAAGCGAAGGTCGTCCCGTACCGCATGGGCGAGATCCCGCGCGAGGTCATGCGCCTCGTCGCCGGAATCGACGTCCAGAAGCGGTCAATCTTCTACACCGTGCGCGGTTTCGGCGCCCGCGGCTCCTCCTGGCTGGTTCAGGCCGAGGAGTTGCAGGGCCTGACCGACAGCGAGGAGGTCTGGGACGCCCTCGCGGACGTCCTGACCAGCTCCTACGGCGGCCTGCGGATCGAGAAGGCCCTGATCGACTCGGGCTTCCGGCCGGACAAGCCGGACGCGGGCGAGGCGCACCGCGTCTACGCCTTCGCCCGGCTCTACGACTGGCTGGTGGTCCCGGCGAAAGGCAGGCAGTTCCGGTCGAGCCCGGTGACGATCCGCAAGCACGAGGTCGACGCGAAGGGCAAGGCGGCAAAGTTCTCCGTTGATCTTGCGACCGTCGATTCTGACTTCTTCAAGAGCCTCGTGATGTCGCGCATCCAGACGCCCTCCGGGCGGCCCGGATCGTTCCATCTGCCGATGGACATCTCGGACCGCTACTGCCGGCACCTCGTCTCGGAGGTCCGGGAGCTGAGGGCCGGCAAGCCGGTCTGGGTGCCGATCTCGCGCGAGAACCACTGGCTCGACGCGGAGGCCCTGGCGGCCTGCGCCGGCTACCTGCTCAACGTCCAGCGCATCCCGGACGGCGTGATGCGCGATTGGGATGAGACGGCGCCCCCGCCGCTGCCGGCGGCGGGGGGCGCCCCCGCCCAGGATCCCGCCCGGGTCGCTCCCGCTGCCCCGCCCGCCGCCGTCCCGCCCGCCGCCGTCCCGCCCCAGGCGGCCAAGGCGGTGGTCGCCCAGAAATCCCTTCGCGACGCCCTCGCGGCGCGTATGTCGGCCCGCGCGGCCGGCTTCAACACCAGGAGATGACGTCGATGGCATTCACGGTCCCGCGGATCAGGCAGGGCGGCGAGACGCCCGTGGGGTCCGGGGACCGGCCGCGGGCGAAGGCGTCGGGGAACAGCGGCTGGTGGCCCGGCTACATGCGCGGCGAGGCGAGCCCCGTCTTCCGGGGCTGGCACCCGATGCCGCGCGACCCGGCCGACGAGGTCCGGGCGGCCTGGACCCGCGCGGCGGGCCGCGCGATCGACCTGATCCACAACAGCGGATGGCTGGCCGGAGCAATCGATCAGGCGGTGGCGAACACCGTCGGGACCGGTCTGCGCCCGCGCCTGATGCCGGACGCCGCCGCGCTCGGCTGGACCGAGGACGAGGCGACCGACTGGGCCGCGCGCGTCGAGGACCGCTTCCTCGGGCTCTGGGCCGGCAACCCCTACGAATGCGACATCGAGGCCCGGCGCACCTTCGGGCAGATGCAGGCCGCCGCGTTTCGGTCCTGGTTCGGGCCCGGCGAGATCGTCTCGGAATGCGCCTGGAAGCGCCGGCCGGGCGGGGCCTACGGCTCCAAGGTCCGGCTGATCCCGGCACACCGCCTCTCGCAGCGCACGGCCTACCCGCGCCTCGTCCAGGGCGTCCAGATGGACGCCGACTGGATGCCCACGTCCTACTGGTTCTGGCGCCGCGGCGCGCCGATCGGGGCCGAGCAGGAGATCGAGATCGAGGCGCGCGACCGCTACGGGCGCCCGCGCATCATCCACGTCTTCGACGGCGTGCCGGGGCAGTACCGCGGGATCTCGCCGCTCGTCTCCGCGCTCGCCACCGCGCGCCGCTTCGAGCAGCTGACCGAGGCGAAGCTGACCGCGAACCTCGTCCAGGCGGTCTTCGCCGCGACGATCAAGTCGGACGAGCCGACCGAGGAGGTCCTGTCGGGCCTGATGACCCCGGCCGAGCGTGCCCGCATGGCCTCCGAGGGCATGTCGCCCTTCGACGCCTGGGCCGCGATGAACGACGGCTGGTACAAGAACGCCCAGATCGACCTCGGGGTGAGCGGTCGCTTCGCGCACCTGTTCCCGGGGCAGGAGCTGGAGTTTCACTCGACCGGGCAGTCGTCGGCCGACTTCAAGGATCTGGCGCTGTTCCTGCTGCGCGAGATCCTGCGCTGCCTCGGCCTGACCTACGAGAGCGGAACCGGCGACTATACTGGCGCGACCTATTCGTCCGTGCGGATGGCGGTCAACGAAATCTTCAAGATTACTGAGTACCGCCGCCGGAATATCGTCTCGCCGTTCTGCTCGGCGCACTTCCTGTGCTGGCTGGAGGAGGACATTGCGGCCGGCAACACGCCGTTCCCCGACGGCGCCGACGGCTTCCTCGCCAAGCGCGCCGCCGCCGGCCGGGTCGAGTGGGTCGGGACACCGAAGCCGGAGGCCGACAACCTCAAGACGGCGAAGGCGCACGAGACCTACCGCAACATGGGCGTTCTGACCGACGAGGCGATCTGCTCCGACCTCGGGCTCGACGTCCACGACGTCTACAAGCAGCGCGCCCGCGAGATGCGGATGCGCCTGTCCTACGGCCTGCCCGAGAACGGGCCGGCGGTGACGCCGGATCCGGTCGCGGACAAGCTTGCCTCCGAGAAGGATGAGTAGCCGTGCCGGACATCACGACGGTTGACGTCAGCGACCCCTGTGCTGTCGCAGCGGCGCTGAATACGGCCTACCTTGCCCTCGTCGCCGGCCAGCAGGAGCAGCGCATCCGCTTCCGCAACGGCGACGTCGAGGAGGACGTGTGGTTCACGCCCCCGAAGATCGACCTGCTGCGGACTGAGATGCTGCGCCAGCAGGGCCTCTGCGCGGCCAAGATCTCCGGCCGCCCCGCGCGCTTCTGCGCCACCGCCGGCTGACAGCCCCGAGAGACCCCATGATCCATCGCATCGCCGGGCGGTTCTTCAGCCGCCCGCTTCTCATCGCGCCGTCCGCGGCCGAGACGATCTCGGCCTTCCTGCTCTCGCGCATGGGCGGCCCCGACGCGGGCCGCGGCGCGGCCGGCATCGAGCACGACGCGGGGGAGACCGTGCAGGTCTTCCGCGGCCAGGAGCGCGCGGACGGCTCTCTCGAGATCCACACCCCGCGCGCCTCCCGCTTTTACGGCGAGTTTCCGATGAGCGAGGACGGGTCGAAGCGCCCGCTCCCCTTCCGGCGCACGGCCGAGGGCGTCGCGAACATCACGCTCGTGGGCGAGTGGGTGAACCGCGGCGGCTACGTCGGCGCCTCGTCCGGCCTGATCTCCTACGAGGGGTTCAAGGTCCAGATGCTGGCCGCGGCGGCCGACCCGCGCACCAAGGCGATCCTGCTCGATCTGGAGAGCCCCGGCGGCGAGGCCGTCGGGG